ATATTGTTTCTATTATTGGTGAGGAAAACGTTGTACAAAGTGAAAGAAAATTAATTGCACCAAAAGAAATTGACATTTACATACCATCATTAAAGATTGGGATTGAATATAACGGTTTATTTTGGCATAATGACAGGAATATACCTAAAAACAGTCACTTTCAAAAATTAAAACTTGCCAATGCAGCTGGAATCAAACTAATTCAAATCTTCGAAGATGAATTTGAAAACAACAAGGAATTGGTATTCAAGAAGATTCAACACATATTGGGTGTTGGTAAATTTTCAATGAAAGTCCCTGGAAGAAAATGTGAAATCTGTGAAATCAAAAACACTGTTGCTGATGAGTTTTTAACTAAAAACCACATCCAGGGGTATGCATTGTCAACTAAGCACATTGGTGCATTCTTTAATGGAAGATTGGTTGGTGTTATGTCATTTAAACGTGAAAGATGTGGCTCAGATAAATGGGAATTGACAAGATTTGCTAGTGACAATGATTGTATTTGTCAAGGTGTTGGAGGAAAGTTGTTCAAGTATTTTGTAAAGAATTACAATCCGTCTTATATCAAGTCTTTTGCGGACAGAAGATGGACAATGGATGAGAAAAACAACCTTTACATCAAATTAGGTTTCAATTTTGACGGCTATGTCAATCCAGACTACAGATATTTCAATCCTGTTGACGGGATTAAGAGACAACACAAATTCGGATTCAGAAAACAGAAATTACACAGATTGTATGGTTTGCCATTAACAATGACCGAGACAGAAATGACTGAAAAACTTGGTTATACCAGGATATATGATTGTGGTTTAATAAGATATGTGTGGGCTAGACACAATTAAAATTAAAAAGGCTATCACTTATATGTGGTAGCCTTTTTTTATAAAATATCATGTTTCCAAAACATATTTGTAATATCAACAATATCACCATTGGCTATTTGATATAATCTCTGGTTTGTCGTTTCTTTGCTTAACGGTCCGTATTCTTCAATGTATGGACCAACTTTTATGTAATCAAAAAAATTATAAAATTCTGGTTCAACTTCTTTTCTACCTGAATATACGGCAACCTTTAAATGTTTTTCATTCTTGACATATTCCGCCAATTCAAGTAACCTTTCCCTGTCATTCCCCTCACCCATAAACAAAATGCATGTGATGCCTTTGTTCTTTTCTATCAATGAATCTATTGAGTCCGTTGTCAGTTCATCACCGATATTTTCTCTCAAATATGGTGAATGACAACCGAGACAATTGTTTTGACAGTTTGTTATATTAATTGCCAGTGATATTTCGGTTGGGATTTCCTCGAAAACGACTTCTGTTTGTAAATACTTTACCATATTAATTAACATCTTTACTATAAAAACGCTTGCTTTCCTCAATTTGTCTTGCTTCACTGAAAGAATTTACTTTCTTTAAGTAACCAATAACCCTTGTTAAATAACTAACATTTGTGCTTCCACATTTTGGACATTGTGTCAATGTGTGTTTGTCAATATGTCCGCAATCTTCGCAACAAGTATTTAAAATATTAAAAGTAAAGTAATTACATCCATTTTCAGCTGCCACTGACAGAAGTTTTCTATATTGTTCCTTTGTTAAGTGCTCTTTTAGATTCAGATGTGCAGCGCTACCACCATCAAGATATTTTACGTATTCACTACCATGTAATTTCATTTTCTCGATAATTGAAATATGTTCATTTTCTGGATTGTAGAAATATGAACTGTAAAGATTTCTATTTGGAGAAACCCAATATCCGTCTCTTTTATCCCATTTATAATTCTTAGCTGCAAGATTTTCAGCTGGAACAAATTCAGTATTAAACATGCAATCCCTTGTTTTATCCTTTCTATTGCAAATATTAATAGTTTCAAGGATATTGTTTACAAACTCCTTATAATCATCATTGTTTCCTACTGTAATTCCAATAAATTCAGCCGCGTCTGTGATTCCATTAACACCAACAGTTAAATATTGTTTCCTAATATCAATAAACCCAGCGTTATAAACATCCAACATATCCGCTTTCAAAAAATCCTTTATTGTTTCATTGAAAGCTGTTTGGTATTTGTGGACTCTCTCTGTTAGTTCGCTTATATCGGTCTTTATGTACTCATACAAATCTTTTTTATCATATTCAAGACCAAGTTCAACAACATTCTTCCCTTCCTCGAAATTTATACCATATTCATCCTCAAAATAACGTCTTGTGGCGTTTTGAATTACTCTAGGAAGATTGATTGTCATAACAGATTTTGAACCAGTAGAAACTGAAGCCGTTCCCATTGAGTATTGATGTGTTGTGTGGTTATGGTCTTCATCTTGAATGTCCAAATCTTTCAAAGAATTGCGTAATCTGCAACAAGATGAAAGGCTGTCTGGACTGTCACTTAAATAACAGAAGAAACTATGACCTTCTGCCCACATTTCAGCCGTAAAATCGGCATATTCTTTATCAAGATAGTCATTACCTCCATCAGTTAATAACGCCATTGTTTCAACTGGAAACGTTAATGGATATCTTGTTCTTTCCCTGTTAAACCATTTCATGAATTTTTTCTGTAACCATGACAATGTTTCCCAAACAGGGGCTGTTCCGTCTGGAAATCTGAAATCGCCAAATACCCCTTTGAAATATTCGTGGTCGAAGTAAGAAATATTCCAAAATACGGTTTGATAACCACGATTTCCTGCTGGCATGTTCATTGAGTGAACTACTTGTTGGAAGTAGTTTTCAATGACTTTCTCAAGTGTTCTTCTCTTTGTTGTTACCTCAACAATGTCGTGAAGTCTTTCAAGGTAATCATCACCATAATCTTTTCTAATAAAATAATCCATATACATTAGAAATTCTGGTGTTGCTACTGCGCCCATGAATTGTGAAGATACCGAATAAACCAAATTAATAAACTCGCCACAAAAAGACTTTAAGTCTGTCGGGGCTACAGAAACACCGCCAAGACCTTTAAGACCGTCAATTAAAAACGGATACATTGTTATTGCAACACAATATGGATATCCTGGTGTACCAGATTCATCGTGTTTATATAATACATGACTTTCCAAATCCTGTAAATATTGATTGGCTAATTTCTTTGTGTATAAAGACTTAATCTTGTTTGTTAAAATATACCTATTTTGTTTTATATTGTTTTCTTTATAAAGTTCTTGACCGAGTGTTACGATATTTTTACTAGTTACGTTTGCATTTGCATCATATTTTGAACCAGTTGCAGCATTAGATGCTTCAATATATGAACTTATAAAATCCTGTTTGTTTTTCAGGTCTTTCCAGGCATCATTGTTTTCAATATATGACTTTGCAGCTTTTTTGTTTACCGACATTAACCACTCCTCAACTTGTCTCCTAATTTCCTTTGTTGACATGTTTTCATACAGGTAAAAATTATTGGAAACGACATCCAATAACACTTCATCACACTTTTCACCAACCGACTCAAAAGCCGCACAAATACTATCTTTCAGTTTTTCTTGGTTAAATTCTTCCTTACTTCCGTTCGATTTTATAATATCCATACATTTATTTATTTTAAAATTATTCCTAGTTGTAAATTATAATTAGTTTATTTCGGTGAAAATTTTTGCAAAAAATTCACCACATTTTTATCTTATTGATAATGTGGCAGAAAAAAAAATAAACAAAAATTATTAATTTTCAACAAACATTAAATAATTAATTCACAATAAGATACAAAAATAACGGAATGAAAATTCCGTTTATAATTATATTCATAAAAATCGTAAAAACCTAATGTTTTTCAGTTTGTTTTGAACTTTTCTGACTTTATAAATTGTTCTAGCGAATCTTCCCAGTTTGACAATTGAATTGAAAATTCGTTTTGAAACTTTGTTGAATCAAGTGAACTGTATTTCGGTCTCACTGCCTTTGTCGGATACTCATATGAGTTGCAAGCCATGAACATAGTTTGATATGTTGTAAACGGAATCAGGTTATATTGAAGCATTATATGTTCGATTTTCCTTGCAAAATGGTACCATGTGGAAGTGCCAGTATTTGAAAAATGATATATCCCGTTTTTTCCTAAATATTTGTTTGATTCAATAATCTCATATATTGCATCTGCCAGGTCATGTGCATTTGTCGGTGTACCGAATTGGTCTGAAACAACCTTCGTGTGTTCTTGTGAGACAATCTTGGATTTCATTGTTGTGTAGAAATTCTTCCCATATTCAGAATAAAGCCATGATGTCCTGATTATGATGGTATTCGGATAACATAATGCTGAAATTTCTCCGTCAAACTTGCTTTTACCATATATGTTTAACGGGTTTGGCTCATCATCTTCCTTATATGGTTCTACAATTCCCCTTTCTCCACTGAAAACAAAGTCTGTTGATATGTGTATCATGTATGCATTGTTCAAATAACATGCATATGCCAGATTGTCAACACCGACTGAATTAACCTTGTATGCCGCATCCTCGTTGCTTTCAGCATCCTCAACATTTGTATATGCCGCACAATTTACGACAATCCCTATCTTTAAGGCTTTTAACACATTGATTACTGAATTTCTGTCTGTTATATCAAATGTGTTTTTGTCAAGAAAAATGTAATTGTTGTCTGTACCATTTAATGCATGGCGGACATACACTGTGTCTTTCAGGCACTTTCCAAGTTGTCCGTTAGAACCTGTCACAAGAATATTCATGTTCTAAAGATATTTTAATTTAAATTAAAATTAATTTACATCAAAAGTAAACACTTTATATCTTTATTTTTTAATAAATTAGCCGACTATTGTCCAGATTTCGAGCAATTCATTGAATTCATCATACGGTATCTTTGTGTATCCAGCGAATCCGAATTCTGTACCCCATGAGTTTCTTATGATGAAACCGTCAAATGTATATCCAACAAGTGCAATAGCGTGATATCCCTCAAGTCTTCTTCCTGGTTTGTTTCTCCAAAAATCAAACTCATTTGAATATACTGGTAATGCGCCAAGACAAGGACCATTCATCAGAATGGCACATTTTAGGTCATTGATTGTTGTTATTCTGCAATATTTTCCGATTTTCATAATACCTTCATTGCTTGTCACGCCAGTTTTTCTTAAAAAACTAAATGCGTCCTTGTATGTCATGCCTTCTCCGTCTGTTGTTTTGCTTCTGTATATATCCATCAATGCAATGCAATTGTCGTCTTTCGAACCATCCTTCAGGTTCTCTTTCCAATTCAGGTATGCTGAAATTGAGCATGGGACACAAATTGAAAGTTTCCCCTGGTTTAACACTGTCGGCATGTATTTCGTATATGAAAATTCGTTCGGGATGTTTGGTATTTGAGGTGCACTGAAAATAAATTCAGTACCATCTATTATGGATGGTATGAATCCTAAGTTTTGGAGATTTTTCATTTTTATTGAATTGTTCTTTTTTCAATTATAAATGGTTCTGTCTTGTTTGTAACAATATACATGTCATGTGAGTTGTCATCATGGTCCTTGATGTATACATACTTGTAAATGTTCTTGTGTGTTTCAAAATCAGTGAACACATGATACGCCCAACTTTCAAGTGCAGGTAATGTGTCACTTGTAATTATCGAATCTAGAATTGACCGTGTGATTGTATCTGTATATGTTGTCCTCATTGTAGTGTTTTGTGATACTGTGTCAATGAACAACGTGTCTTGTTGTGATGGCGTTTGTAATTTTATGTTTCCAATGTTATCACAACACGGCAAGAAAAAAATCATCATTATAATGAATAATATTTTGTTTCTGAATTTTATCATTGTTTTAAGGTTTTTCTATACATAAATAGTTTGAAGAAGACAAAAAAGGTCACCCACTTGGATGACCTTTAATATTATTTGTAACTTATTATTTTTTTTTAGTCATTTTCAAACTCGACACTTTCTGGATAAACAACAAATGTTAAGCTGACGTATTCCAAACTTGGGGTAGGTTTGATAAGGATGCGGGCTGGGAGCATGTGTTGGTCTCTCGTTTCTGGAGTAACCTCAGTCATAATCCTGTAATCAAAAATACCTCTGTTGGATTTAACATCAGCAAGGATTGGTTCAACCAAGCCTCTGAATTGTTTTTCCAGAGTATCGTCATATTGTTCGAAAATCAAATGTTTAGCAGCTTCCGTGACAAGTTTCTTAACACGAATCATAAGTCTTCTTACATTGATTCTATTCAAAGGACTGTCTGTTGTGTAAAGTGTCTTGTTACCCCAAATCTTGACACCGTCTTTAGCAAATGTCTTTATTGGGTTAATTCGACCTTTATACAAATCGTCTTCCTCGGCCAAGGTTGTCTTGTGAAGCGCTTGCACGCAATTAACGCTACCTCTGTCAATACCAGCTGGTGCAAACCAAGGGAATGATTTGTTATCAGTCATTGCAAGATTTCTGACAACATCCTTTGTGACTGGCAAATCCAAATATTTTTTGTTTGCTGTGTCGTAATATTTAACCCAAGGATAATATGTTGCGCCATATGATGTGTTGATTTCTGAGCTTTCCAATTCATCAACCAATTCATTATAATCCAAATATTTTGGTGAATTGATGATGTAAAGGGCGTCTCCTCCACGACCGTCATCGGCATCTTCGATGATATCAATTGCGTCCTCAGTCAACAGTCTGTTGTTATACCAGTCAATACCTGGAGTTGCGAAAATATTAATGTCGATATCTTGTGGATTTGCAAACACTCTGTATCCAGCAAGGTAAGCATAGTAGTCGCTTGTAATTGCTGTTGACGGTAAATTCAGCATTCCGTCAATTCCGCCTTCCACACTTGTGAAAATTGTGGAATTTTTATTTACTGGGTAATTTGATGCTTTATACTCATCAGTGTTGGTTCTACTTAATCTGTTGATATCCCATCCATCAAAACCACCATAGAAGTAACATGTGAATTTTCTCGTATTAATATCTTTATACAGCGTTGTATTGATATAAGATGCGTTAATCAAGCGTGGAATTCCAGTTTCGCTTCCTACTTTTTTCTTTGAAACCGTGTCAAACACATATCCAGAGGTTCCATTTACAAAAATATTACTCTCGTCAAATCCGCTGACGCTTAATATTGAATCCATATGGAAACCGTTTGTCAAGAAGATAGGATTTGAATCATCCGTGCCATCATAATAGAATTTACCTTTGTAAGCTAAGACATCTTCATCAAGAACGTCTGAATTCATACCAAAATATTGTTTTTTCGGTTTAATATAAGTGTCGAATTCAGTGTTATATCTTACATTAACTGTATGGCCACTCTGTATAGAAGTGTAGCTAGGCATTGGATAACCAATGAAACCTGCTGGGATATATCTGCTCAAATCTGAATCATCAGCCATTTCAACGGTCACATATTTAGAACGTGACTCGTAACCACCGTCTGAACTACCGATTTTCAAGGCAATATAGTTTGAGCTTCCCTCTACAAGATTACATCTTGAGAATTTTTCAAGGACAACAGGATTGACATCGGTGTCATTGTAATCCCTGATTACAACATCAAACGTTCCTTCAATCGGGTCGATTCTCTGGATTGAAACCTTAACCTGATAATTTGCTGCGGTGCCATCTGAAATTGTTATGAATTTGAACAATTTCTTCATGGTTGCTGATTCTGGTTTGTCGTTTTTGAAATTAGCGGTGACATCTGACACAAACCATGGTGTTTGTGCTGGTCTGTACATTTCACGGAAATTTCTGTAACAATCAACGGCAACAAAATTGTCCAATTGTTTAAACAGATAATTACTTACGTTTGCCGCACTGGTCGAGAATGTTATTACATCGGTAAAATCCGTTACAGTTGTGGTAACTGAATCAATATTGACTGGATGAATACCTTGAGGTATTGCCGACTTCATGATTTCATCATATGTATATGTATATGCTGAATCCTCTTCAATATATTCAGAATTTGTTTGAATGTAATATTTGTTTGTCGGGATAGTTGCAGACTCAATTCCTGTAACAGCTCCTGATGTTACGCCTGACTCTGGATTGTGGTTTCCTTCGTAAATAGCCTCAACGTAGATTGGGCAATTTCCGTTCTCTGGGGTTCTACCCAATACATTGTAAATATAATCTCCATCGTAAGGGTTTAATGATACATTGTATGTGTATTCATTTTCATATCCAGTACCTGTATTTGTTGTAACATTTATGGAAAAACGATTTCCGTCTTTCAGACCAGTCTTGTCTGTTTTTGACGTGTCTTTACCACAAACAGTATTGTAGGTTTGGCTTTGATAAGGCCCAACTTCTATGGATTTTACAACCTCGGCCAAATCGTCAGCGCTTGTTTCGTCACAAATATTAACATTTGCGCCATAAACAAGTTTTCCTCTTAAAATTATAACTGGTTTTTCGTCCTCCTTGATAACCCAAGCTTTTCCACAATCATAACCAGACAGACCCAAAACCCTGACAACGTTCAGTTGCCTGGATTCTTCAAGGTAGCTTTTTGCTATATATGGAAGCTCATATTTAGGAAGGCCAGTTCCCTTGAATTTTTCTGGTGAAGTACCACCAAAGTAATCAACGAACTCCGTCCAATCCTTGATGGGAATGTTTTCAAAAGCTGGTCCATATAATGTTTCTCCAACAAGTCCAAGGTTTGTAATACCAAGGCTTTTAACAGAATATGTCACATCCTTTTCGTTCGTGTAAATACCAGGTGAAACATGACCACCTCTTGCATCACTTATCATATTCTTATATGTTTTTTTACGTTATTATTTTTCTAATATAAATAGATTGTTTTTTTGAAAAAAAACAATAATTTAACTTATTTAGTCTGTTATTGTTTTAATGTTTTCTTTTTTTATTGTCTCGGTTGGATTATAACCGTTGATAATTATCTCACTGTCCTTGTTGTTCCTGTATTTGACAATCCTTGTGAATCTTACTTTGTCATTCTTTTTGATATGTATGTTGTCTTTGAGTGTTGTCGCTTTATTATTTATGTATAACATATATGACCTTATGTTTTCAAAAGTGAAATCGGTTACCACAATATCACTATCCATTGTAAATTCATAACCAGATGCATCCTTGTCAAAGTACACTGTTATTTTCTCTTTTTCATATTCATATGGAATATCGTTTTTACATGATATCGGCATATCTTCAATTTCAGCATATGTGTTTTTTTTCTTGTTCAGGTCTCCCATTATCAATCTGTAATTGCTTCTTTCAACAACCTTGAAACTGTCTCTTGGCATTATATATGCCATCACTGTTATATGATATGACTGAGAATAGTATTGTCTGTTGTCTATACTATATTCTGATTCGTCTGAAATGTCAGTTAGTTTCATCGGTATGAAATGCCCGTTTGGTCGTATATAGCAATCGATGGCTTTGAATTTGTTGTTCATCATAAGGTTGAATTCGTTCAGCAGCTCATATTTGTTAGTGAATAAACTTACAGTATAAATCAAATCAACAGAAAATGGTTGTTTTACCCTATAATCTATAAAGTATTTTCTGTCGTTTTTATCCCTTGCCTCGACACGCTTCATCAGATATGTTCTCTCACCAGGAATGTTTCTTGTGTTTCCGACAATTGTTCCAGCCTTCGGGTTGTTTTCCCTTGTGACGCTTTTGAAATTCAAAATCACATTCTGCTTTTCATCCACGTGTTGCCATGTCTGCATATATTCGGAAAACCTTTGATTTGAAAACAAAACAAAGGTCGGGAGTTTTTCACCTTCAAATGAAATATCCAAATCGACACCAACCCATCTTTTGAATTCCTTGTCAATGTCATCATACTCCAACGGTTGTGGTATTGGTGTTGAATCTTTCAAAACCTCTTTTGTCAGATTCATCCTTCTTTCATATCCGTAGGCTTTATCTTTAAGTGGTAATATGTTTTTAAATCTTCTGCTCATGTTTACTGTTTTTAACCGTTGAATTCACCAAGGTCAACTTGTGCCGCTGAAATCGTCCTTGCATAAGGTTTTGTACCATATAATGTGAATTTATTACTCATTGAACCGACACGTCCGTCGTCTGTAACTGTAAAATATTCCCTGTGCTCTGGTGTGATTTGTATTCCGATGTAATCGCCTCTTCTTATGTCACATTCGAACTCCTCCAATGTTGATATCAAAACAGAAAATTTAAGTTTTCCAGTTTGTGCAAATATGGCTTTTTGGTTCTTTGTGTTATATGCTTTTGTTTCAGCATCTTCAACTTCATATATTACAGGAAGTTCTATTGGTGGTAAAAACCTTATATTGTCTTTTTTAGCTTCAATATATACATCATTTACGTTTGTTTTTTGTAAGTCAACACGATATAAAATCACGGTTTGATTGGCATCTTGTTCAAGATATTCCTTTGCAAACCCTAATTCCAAATCAAAATCCTCGTTCCCAAAGAATTTGCTATTCCTTGTGATGGGTATTTTTTTTCTTTCTGTTCTGTTGTTGAAACTTAAAGCCATTGAATATCTTTTCTATGATTTTATTTATTATTTCTGGGTTGTCATTTAATTTTTCACGCATTTTCGGGTCTTCAAATATACTTTCAATAACCTTCGGGTTTTTTAATGCAAAATTCAAAACGCCTTTGTCTTTGATTACATCAGTAAGAAAGTCTGTATTGATTTCAGATTTTTCTGGTTCACCGTTTTGATTATTTAACTTCTTTTGTTCCCTTTTCTTTTCAAACTCATCAGACCTGCTGTCTATTTTTGATATAACCCCTAACAAATCCCTATTTGTTGTCAGCGACATTTTTCTAACCGTTCTTCCTCCAAATTTTGTTAAGTGTATATCGCCGTTTGTATAAAGTCCAAGGCTTAATAGCATTCCAGCTAAATCCATTGACACTGAAAATATTATATTGTTATATTGGCATATTTCCCTTATAATTGTAAACACATCTGTTTTTGTTCCAGAAAAAGAATTTACAATAAACAAACCGAGATTGAAATAACCGAAAATATACCCGTTTCCTATATTGTAAGCCAAAATTTTAGTTGGAAGACCTCCGAATTCGTCAATATCCCTGTATTGTGTCAGATTCTCTATCCAATGGAAAAAGGATATTGCTGTTTTTGGATATTCCTCAAAAGTTGCCGTTCCATCATCACTCTTTATCACATTACCATTGTTATCCCTGGCTTTAACTTTTTTGATATTGTTTAAAACAGGTCTGTATATCGGGTCTCCGTCTTTATCAAACACTTGTTTTCCGTGTTTGTCAAGCATAGGCTCCATTTCCCCGTTTAATCCTGTCATTGATACCACATAATTTTTCCAAATATGGTATCCTGCGTCATTTGCAAATATTTTCTCAATATTCAGCCTTGCGAAATCCCTTTTAGTTTTGCACATGCTTTTGCATTTGTTGTATAAGTCAATCGTGTCTCTGAAAATTTCATTTGGTGTTAGTAGCATATTTGGTGTTAACGGACCTTTATTACCAATATTATTGATATTCATGTTTGTTTCAAACAGTTTGTTGACACATTCAACAACCATCAACCTTATGTCCGATTCGTTTATTTGGTATGTTTTGAAGTTCTGTTTCAAGTTGTTGTACATCCTTGTATGTGGTGATGTCTCTGTGTTGTGACTTGGCTTTGATGCAACATATTTTTCACCACCAGCATTTGATGTGCCATACCTCTTTGCTTTTGGAAACAAATGAAAATCGGTATTATAAGATACTTCACCAGAAGGCTCTTTACCACATGGGGAATAGAGGAGTATATATGAGTTGTCTTTGAATTTTATAGGTTCGTCTGTCACTCTGTTGTCTGAATACTCAAACTTGTTTCCATTAATCGTTTTTACCCTTGCATTAAAATTATTTGACAATTCACCGTCTATCACTTTTTTATTCAATTTATACTCCCTTGTCGGAATATATATATGCATTCCGTTATGACTTTCCTCAGCTTTGAGGATTGTAATTCCATTGTTTTTTAACAAATCAATCAATTCCTTGATTTTATCACTTCCACGCTTATTAAAATCAAGTTTTGATTTTGCATCTGGGTCAATGTCACAATCTATGAAAGTTATGAGGTTGTATCCTTTTCCATAAATTGCAACATTCAGAAAATCATACTCTCCACCATTTTTTAATGACGCTGCCTTCTTTGTTTGGCTCATACTCCTTTTGTTTATTGAAAAATAAGCCCTGGCGAAAAACTTGTTACATAAATCATAAACAGCATTCATGTTTCCGTCAGTGGATTGTATGTTTTTTTCTCCGTTTGTGAATTTTGTAGCCCAATCAAAAAGTGTTATGTTTACATTTTTCAAGGATTCTATTGTTTCCTCACATGTTTTCCCTGATATTATTGAATATCCAACACGATTACCAGCCGTCCCAACAAATCCACCAATACTCGCAGATGGTATTCCGTATTTATGGTGGTCCTTGATTCTTGCCTTTATCTCTACAACCCAAAAGTCATCAGGTGTCTCCCATGTACTCTTGATGATTTTGATACAAGTGTCAAGTTTGTCGGTTTCTGGACCACCAACAATATCCAAGTGTTCATCAACATCTTCCTTAATGATGAAATTATTTTTACTCATTTGAACCTATTTTATCTTTCATAAATAGAGTATGATGATAAAAAAGGAATTTCTGATTCTATCACTATAGTATACTTATTTTATAACAAATAAACTTAAGTAATAGCAATTATATTTAATTAACTAACTTAAGTATTAATAAAATTATATTTTTAAAAAAATATATTATTATAATATATATTATATATTCTTATTATTTGTTTTTTTGAATTTTTATTTATATATTAGTACATAAGTGTAGTTATAGATGTTTGACACAATTAAGGCCAGAAATGAGGCAATAGAAATATTAGAAAAATATAATGGAAAAAACCCCTTCATTCTGAAGGCTAAGAGAGATGTGTTTGTAAATAACAAAGATTTGTTATCAAACGCATCTGTGGTTGAATACATTCTTAAAAACAATTCGACTAATCCTCGTGTGATTAACAAGGTTATTCCAATTGCTGATTGGTATGGTGTAAAAATGCAGGAAAAATATGAGATTGAATTTACACCTACCAAGATTTTCGTATTGTTCTATTTCGGTGAAACTGAGCGTTCAATACATTGTCTTTTGAAATATCGTCAAAATATGGAGCCTCTTGAAATGTTCTTGCCAAGAAAAGCTATTGGAAAGGACTTTATGCTTGATGACTATCATAATACTGTTATTGATTTTGACAGATATGACAAATTATCAACATCCAAGGACCCAAACCGTATGTTACTGCCACATCAAAAAGAGGCAGTTCAATTTCTGATAGACAGAAAGAAGTGTATTTTAGCAGATGGAATGGGGCTCGGAAAAACGACCTCATTGACAGTTTCAGCTATTGAAGGAAATTTTGACTCAATTCTGATTATATGTCCAGCGTCAATCAAGACAAACTGGAAGAAAGAGTTACTTTGGTATGTTGATGAGCGGGATATAACAATCATTGAAAGCATTAATGATAAAACAAAGTCCGAGCTTGAGGAATTTCTAGGATATGCCAATGGGAAATCAAACATGACTGTAGCCGAGCTCAAAAAAGAGGCTGAAGAAAAAGGAAAATGGAAAAACAACAGATTTGTAATCATCAATTATGATATTTTAGACAGGTTTTACCAAATCCCAAAAACAAGAAGCAAAGCAAACATAGAAGAAGCCTTCAAAAATAGTCCGATGTTACAATATATTACGGACAGAAAGTCTTTGATTATAATTGATGAAGCTCACTTATTATCAAACAACACCTCGATAAGATATAAAGTCATCAATGACTTAATTAAAAGAGGAAAACCGCATAGTATTTACCTTTCAACAGGAACTCCGATTACAAACAACCCATTGAATTTGTATTATTTATTAAAATTGCTTGACGACCCAATTACACATGATTGGCAATTCTATGTAAACAGGTATTGTGATGCAATGAAGATTCCAGCAAAGGGAGAAAAGGAAAAATGGACCAACTTCTTCTTGCGTTCAGTACATAAATCAAGCTGGTATGACCTTACAAGTGATGAAAAGGACAGATTAAAGGTTTATATTCGTGAACATGCCAGGATGATTAACTTGACAAACGGTGCATCAAACCTTGAAGAGTTGAGGGATAAAATTTCACACCTTTATTTACGTAGAACAAAGGAAGACCTTGAAAACAGCCTACCAGAAAAAAGAATACATGAACTATATTATGATTTTACATCACAACAAAAGGCTGAATATGATAAATTATGGGATGAGTATGAAGAGGCACAACTTGAAGCAGACCCTAATAAGGAATTAAACAAGGATTTGCTCGAAGGGGCAATCTA